CCGTATCTATGCTAAGGACACACCTTTGGGTGCGCCTCAGCCTTCGCATCCAAGGGCTCTCCATCAGGCAGCTAGGTATAGGAAGCAGCCTGAACATTACAAGGCTAAGGACTTCATGATTCGTAAGGGTGAGCGGGGCCTTACGGGAGCGGAGTATATGGACTTGGGGCTTCATAGGAAGCCTCAACTCCCGCATCCCGTAATGCAGCAAAGCACTTCAGATTACAAGAAACACCGAGGAGTCTCCACGCTCCCGGAGCATCTGCGTAAGGCTCTCCCGAAGGATACTCCCCGCGTCGTGAGGCGGTATGGGAGTGCCCAGCACTTAAGGCGTCAAGCCCAGGAGAATTACCCTAAATACGCTGCGGAAGGTTGGGCTAAATACAACGCAGCAGTACGTCGAAATACTCGATTGGCCCAGAAACACGCTAGGCGGCAGGCAAGAGCCTCCCGGCGTGCCCAGGCTCCTAGATATTAAAGGATATTCTGTATGTGCCTCAGCAGTCCCTCCCCCCCACCGCCTCCACCCCCTCCCCCGCCACCTCAGATCATCCAGATGCCGGAGATCCAGGCTCCCCCTCCCCCGGCACCTCCGGCGGCTTCCAAGGCTCCTGAGAGCGTGGCAGATGCTCCAAGGACGAACACCATCGCGGATATTGCTGCCCGCACCCAGAGCCTTGCCATTCGTCGCAAGCGTGGGAAGTCAAGCCTCCGAATCCCCTACACAGGATCGGGTATGAACTACCCGGCATAACCCATGAACACCACTGGAGCGGCTCAAGGTCTGTACACCAAGCTCTGTGCTGACCGTGACCCCTACATCCGGCGGGCGAGGGATGCGTCGAAACTGACCATCCCGACCCTTATGCCTGAAGAGGGGCATAACGCATCGAGCAAGCTGCCAACGCCGTACCAGTCGGTAGGGGCTAGGGGAGTGAACAATCTCGCCTCGGCCCTGCTCCTGTCACTCCTACCTCCCAATGCTCCCTTCTTCCGCCTTGTTGTAGACAACGCGGCGATGACGGAACTTGAGAGCCAGGGCGGCGGGGAGGACATGAAGACCCAGATCGAGGGGGCTCTTTCCAAGATCGAGCGGGCAGTGATGTCCGAGATCGAGACCCAGGCCCTTCGGGTCCAGACGTTCGAGGCCCTTCGACACTTGATCGTCACGGGTAATGTCCTGCTGCACCTCCCGGAGAACGGGGGGATACGGGTACTCCACATGGATCGGTACGTCGTAAAACGCGACCCGATGGGCAATCCCCGCAAGATCATCACGAGAGAATCTGTATCGCTTGAACTGCTCCCCAAGGCAGCGAGGGAGATGATTGCTACGAGTGCCGGTGCCCAGACTAAGGATGGCACCGTCGATATGTACACCTGTGTTGAGACCCGTGATGACGGGAAGATCGAAGTCTTCCAGGAGATCAGTGGTGGGATGGTTCCTGGGTCTCAGGGCACCTTCGAGAAGGATAAGAGTCCATACATCGTCCTGCGGATGAATCGCACTGAGGGCGAGGATTATGGCCGGGGCTACGTCGAACAGTACATCGGGGATCTTGCCTCCCTGGAAAGTCTCATGCAGTCCATCGTCGAAGCGTCGGCGGCGGCTGCGAAGGTTCTGTTTCTTGTTGCCCCTAACGGAGTCACCCGGCCACGGGTACTCGCGGAGGCCCCCAATGGTGCGATTGTTGAAGGTTCGGCGGGGGACGTATCGGTCCTGCAACTCAATAAAGCGGCGGACCTCAACATTGCGTTCCAAACGGTCCAAACGATTCAAGATCGTCTTAGTTATGCGTTTCTGTTGACGGATAACGCCATCCGTAACGCGGAGCGTGTCACGGCGGCTGAAGTCCGCCTCGTGACCCAGAGCATCGAGAGGCAACTCGGCGGGATCTACAGCGTCCTCAGTCAAGAGTTCCAGATGCCACTGGTCGAAAGGCTCATGGATCAGATGCAGCGAGATGACCGTCTTCCGCAACTCCCCGATGACTTGGTACGGCCTGCGATCATCACAGGCGTTGAAGCCCTTGGTCGCGGGAATGATCTCAACAAGATGGATGAGTTCCTCGTCGGCGTCGGTCAACTGCTTGGCCCAGAAGTCCTGGGTCAGTTCGTCAACATGCGTGAATACATGGATCGCAGGGCGATGGCGTTGGGTATCGACACCGATGGGCTGATCAAGTCCGAGGAACAGATCCAGCAGGAACAACAGCAAGCACAATTCTTACAGGCGGCACAACAGTTTGGGCCGCAGGTCATAGACTCCCTGAGTAAGCAGGGCGTCGAAGCAATGAAGCAAGGAGCTTAGGGACATGGCAGAACGAATTGAAGTACCGGGCGATGTGGCTGGCCCGGACGCACCGGATCAACCCACATACGAGGGCTATCAGGATGAGTCGGAAGCCTCGACGCAAGGGCAAACCGAACAGGCTTCCGAGGAACATGCCTTTGAAGTCCCCGATAAGTTTATACAAGAGGATGGGACCGTCGATGTTGAAGCACTTTCCAAGTCGTATATGGAACTCGAAAGGCTGCGATCAGGTCTGCCTCAAGAGGACGGCGAGATGTCCGAAGAGTCAGAGATGTCCGAGAGGCCGGAGGGTCAGCTCGTGTCCGCAGACGAACTGCAAGAGTATTCCGACGCTGTGCTGCAAGACGGCAACCTTTCCGATGAGACTTATTCCGACCTGGAGGCCCGTGGTCTCCCTCGTGACTTGGTGGAAGCGTATGTGGAGGGGCAGAAAGCCCTGATGAATCAGTCCAGGTCCGAGTTCCTTAGTGTCGTTGGCGGTGAGGAGGCTTACGAGTCCCTGACTTCATGGGCCAACAAGAACCTCTCGGATGCCGAGATTGAAGCCTACGACACCGCCATGAACTCTGGCGATCACAATGCCATCATGATGAACATCCAGGGCCTCTACGCCCGTTACCAGCAGGCCGAGGGCAGGCCCAACCTCCTCGCCGGGGACACGGGAACCATCGGGTCTTCTAATTCCTTCAGGTCTTGGGCGGAAGTTACCAAGGCGATGAAAGACCCCCGATATCAAAACGATCCCGCTTACCGGAAGGATGTAACCAACCGGCTGGCAGTATCCGATCTCCACCAATGATGACAATCAAGATGCTCGCCTTGATGGCGATGTGTACCGTCCTGACGGGCTGCATGTCGTCGCACAAGGCGGTCACGACTCCCCCGCCTGGGATGAGCGTTCCTGATTGGGAGCATACAAAGCAAGCAATCGGGGCCTTAGACCTCCTGAGTTGGCTTGGTGGAGTCTGCATCTTGGGCGGCGTTGCCGCTATGGTCATCACGAGAGGCGCTCTGGGTCTCCGGGCTCTAGGCATAGGCCTGGGCCTCGTCATCCTGAATTACACCATTGCTCGTTATGCGAGCTGGATCTTCATTCCAGTGCTTGCAGCGTCCGCTGCGATCTCACTGGCTTACGCATACCGGATTGTCCGGCAAGCTCTTAGCAAGAAGAAGGATCTCGTATCATGAGTACAGTTTGGTTCTGCATTCTCGTCGGTGTTGTTTCATTCGCGGCTGGCGCGGTGCTTCGACCCGTCTTGGCAAAAGCAATCCCAGGGATGCGTCCCTGACCTTAAAGGACTACTGAGATTTGGCCCCGTTCTTCGGGGTCATGTCTATTTCTGGAACGGCTCCTCGTTGGAGTTGTCCAGTAACTCGGTAAACCTGCCGGAAGGTAGGTATGCCGGGTTGATTGAGTCGCAAGAGTAACTACGAGTTAGGAATCGGCCCGCTGCGGCGGACAACTGATGGTCCGAGGCGAAGTGAACGCGACACACGTTCTAACCCTTAACCATTAAGAGGCTACCACTATGGCTATGCAGCTTTCACGGTCTGGTATGCTCGATAATGCAGGGGATCAAAATGCACTGTTTCTGAAGCAGTGGGCCGGAGAAGTCCTGTCTACTTTTGAAGAAGCGTGCGTCATGATGCCTTGTCATACAGTGCGTACCATTAACAGCGGCAAGTCAGCCCAATTCCCGGCTGTCGGCACCGCAAACGCTCGTTACCACACTCCTGGTGAGTCGATCATCGAAGATCAGGATGCCGGTTCTAACGATTACCTTACCCCAATGGCACACGGCGAGATCACAGTCACGATCAATGATCTGCTGATTTCTGGCGTGTTCATCGGCAACATTGATGAAGCCAAAAACCACTATGACGTAAGATCAGAATATACGCGTCAGATGGGGTTTGCCCTGGCGAACTCAGCCGATACCACATTGATCAACTACGGTCTCTCTGGAGCCCGTGCTACCACTGACCGCTTCGGCAACACTGGATCGGATGCCGCTAAGTACCTCGGTACGAAGATCGACATCGGCGATGCGTCCAACGGTGCCCATCTGTTGGCTGGTATCGTTGACGCAGCACAGACGCTTGATGAGCAGAATGTGCCCGCCAACGACCGCTTCTGTGTCCTGGCACCAGCAGAGTATTATCTGTTGGTCGAAGAGAACAAAGATGCCATCAACCGTGACTACGGTAATGACGGCAATGGTTCTCTCGCTAGTGGTGTTGTTATGAGCGTTGCAGGTATCCAGATCCTCAAGTCCAACCACCTGCCCACGGCAGACTGGACCCCGGATGCTGGCGACCTCGGCTCCGCTTCAGGTGCCCACGATTTCGCAGGCACCGCAGGCAGCACCACCAAGGCTCTCGTCTTCCAGCGAAGCGCTCTTGGTACAGTCAAGCTCATGGATCTCTCGGTAGAGAGTGAGTACCAGGTCGAGCGTCAGGGCACCCTGATGGTCGCACGGTACGCTATGGGCCACGACATCCTCCGCCACGAAGCTCTCGTGGAACTGGCTGTCTAATTCTAGGCCACTGTCCCGGCCACATCGGGGGTGGCCCCCTTCGGGGGGCCACTCCTATTTCTTTGAGGAACTCCTATGGCACTCACAGCAACAACCAAACTGGAAGCCATCAACACGATGCTTAGTGTGATTGGCGAAGCGCCGGTCAACACGCTCGACGCTACATCGCAGACCGCTGATGTCATCATGGCTAAGACGGTTCTCGATGAGGTTTCCCGCGAGGTTCAGTCTGCTGGGTGGAACTTTAATCGGGAGTACGAAGTCTCATTAAGTCCAACTACTGACAACGAGATTATCCTGCCAACGAACACCGCGAGGGTGGACGTGGAGAAGGCGGAAGCCGGAACCACTGAGTACATCCAGCGGGGCACGAAGCTCTACAACAAGACTGATGGGACATACACGATCAATGATGCCCTGAAATGCACCATCACCTACATGCTTGAATGGGACTACCTTCCCCAAGCGGCTCGGAACTACATCATGATCCGGGCGGCTAGGAAGTTCCAGGACCGCGTGGTGGGTTCAGGCAAGCACCACGACTTTACTCAACTTGATGAGTTCCAGGCCCTCGTCACTCTCAGGGAAGCTGAGACGGACGGGGGGGACTTCACGATCTTCGACCACTACGACGTTGGCCGCGTCATTGATCGCGGCAATGTTCGCAACGGAATCTCCTCCTAATGGCTCTACTCTCCAAGGGCATCGCCAACCTTATTGGCGGCGTGTCGCAGCAACCGGATGCTGTCCGGTTTGATAACCAATGCGATGCTATGGATAACGCCTTTCCTTCGGTTCTCGAAGGGCTCACCAAGCGTATGCCCACGGAGCATGTAGCGAACCTGGACTCCGCAACTCCCGGAGCTGATGAGGACTATTTCGTCCACCTGATCAACCGTGACCCATCAGAGCGGTATGTCGTTACCGTCAAGTCCGATGAGTCAGCGGCCACCATCAAGGTTCATACGCTTGATGGGACTGCGAAGACGGTAGACACCCCAGACGGCACTGGGTATCTCCAGATGCCTTCAGCGACCAAGTACGCTGAGACGCAGCTCCGGGCCATCACGATTGCTGACTACACGTTCATCGTGAATCGCACCAAGACGGTAGCGATGGCAGCGGACACGGATGCCGGAAGGAACCCGGAGGCTATCTTCTTTGTCAAGCAGGGGGATTATGGCTCTTCATACACTGCTGAAGTCACGTTTGGAGGAACGACCTACACAACCAAGGTCACAACGCCAAACGGAGGCTCAGCCTCTCATCGTTTGGATATTGCTACCGATGTGATCGTCAAGGCAATGGTCGATGGAGCTGCTCCAGGCTCAGGAGCGGGAAAAGATCTAACAGTCACCGAAACCAATGGCGGCATCAACGGCATTAGCGGCGTCACCCTGTCTCAAAGCGGTTCGGTTCTTTGGGTTAAAAGTGACGATACCACCGATTTCACAGTTGATGGCACTGATGGCCTCGGTGAGACCGGCATGGAAATCATCAAGGATGAAGTCCAGCACCTCACGGACCTCCCCACCTCAGCCCCTCACGACTTCAGGGTCAAGATTGTCGGGGATGCCACGGATACTCGGGATGACTATTACGTCAAGTTCGTCGCTGACGATGGCGTCTTCGGAACCGGGCACTGGCAAGAGTTCCGTGGGGCCAAGGATGTCGATGGGAATGCCATCAAGTACAAACTCGATCCTACGACTATGGCCCACGTCCTGGTCCGCAAGTCGGACGGCAACTTCGTCTTCGGGGCTGTGGATGGCGGTCAAACCGAACTCCCCCTCTGGGGCGAGAGGAACGCCGGGGACGATGTAAGCAACTCTGACCCCACCTTTGTCGGTAAGGCTATCAACGACATCTTCCTGTTCAAGAACCGCCTGGGGTTCCTTGCTGACGAGAATGTCGTCCTGAGCGAGACCTCAGAGTTCTTCAACTTCTGGCGAACCACGGTCACGGATATCCTGGATACCGATGTCATTGATGTCGCAAGTACCCACAGTTCAGTCTCGATCCTGACCTCGGCCATCCCGGTCTCCAACCAGCTTGTCCTGTTCTCGGAGCAGACCCAGTTCATCCTCCACAGCGGGGTGCCCTTAAGCACCCAGACGGTCTCGATGACCAAGACGACCAACTACGAGTCGGTCTCGGATGTCCGTCCTGTGACGCTTGGAAGCTCGATCTACTTCGGGTTCACCAGGGGGGCTTATACAGGCATTCGGCAGTATTACGTCGTGGAGGACGCTACGACGCTCTTTGAGGCTGCTGACATCAGTGCCCAGGTTCCTCAGTACCTCGACGGTAATCTCCGGGATATGGCAGGCTCCTCTCACGAGGACATCCTATTCGCCCTGGTGGACGGGGATCGAAGCGTCCTTTACGCCTACAAGTTCTTTGATGACTCCCAAGAGCGGCTTCAGTCCGCATGGAGTCGCTTCAAGTTCTCCAGCAACACCACTATCCTTGGGATGGAGTTCATCGACACGACGCTCTACCTCGTGGTCAAGCGTGCTGATGGGATCTTCCTTGACAAGATGAGGATGGAGTCGGGGCTGGTGGACGCTCCCAAGTCCTACCGGACTCTTCTAGACCGTAGGGTCGATCAGTCGGCCTGTACCCTCTCCGGGGACGGCCTCACGATCACCATGCCCTACAAAGCCTACACAGGCACCACGATGGAAGTGATCACCAAGGACGGTGCCCGGATACCCGTCACAACCCAGACGAATGACTCCAACCAACTCGTCATGTCTTCCTCCCTGACGGGGGTGGACTTCTGGCTCGGTGAAGCCTACGAGATGCTTTACCAGTTCAGTGACGTGGTTCTCCGAGAACCCTCCACGGCTGGGGGGACGAGTCCTGTCGCAGAGGCTAGGGTCCAGGTTCGCTATGTGACCTTGAGTTACTCGAACACTGGGTTCTTCAAAGTTGAAGTAACTCCTGACTATCGGGACACAAGTACCCACCCATTCACAGGTAGAATCCTGGGGTCTGGTGGGAACCTGATTGGCTCAGTTCCCTTGGAATCAGGAGACTTCCGAGTGCCCGTGTACTCGAAGAACAACCAAGTCACGATTTCCTGCAAGAACGATACTCCTCTGCCTTGCGCCCTTACCTCCGCTGAGTTCGAGATGTCTGTGAACTCACGTTCTGAGCGGTATGGTTGAGGTCCGCCCGGCTAGATTGGAGGACGTTGAGTGGATAGCCCCCCGGCTTAGGGACGCTGATCGTGACGAGGTTCTGGCGGCTTCTGGACGAGACCCTAAAGAGGCGTTGGTCGAGGGGTTTGAACAATCCACCAAGACCTTCGCTGGGTTCTACGAGGAAGAGCCCTTCATCGTCTTCGGCGTAGGGACCGTGCAGCCCGATGTGGGCTGTCCGTGGCTTCTAGGCACTGACAAGATCCGTGAGGCCCGTATGGGCTTCCTCCGTCAATCCGAGTATTGGCTCAATGAACTGCACGAGGGGCACCCCCTCCTGTTCAACTACGTCGATGCGAGGAACACCCTCCACATTAGGTGGCTTAAGTGGATGGGGTTCTCCTTCATCAATCTGCATCAAGAGTATGGCGTAGGCCGTCTCCCCTTCTACGAGTTTGTAAGGATAATCTGAATATGTGTACTCCCGTTGGTCTTGGCGTTGCTGGCCTCATTCTCTCTGGAACTACTGCGGTGGTTTCCGGTGTTCAGCAAAGCAGTGCCGCAAGGGCTCAGAATCGCTACCAAGGAATGGTCTACCAGCGGGGGCTCCAGCAATACGACCAGGAGATGGGGTATCGGGATGATCTGGCAGAGCATCAGGAGGAGATGTTCACGGAGAATGCCCGTTCAGCGAGCGATAGTGCGATTGAGAACTACCGCCAGATCCAGGAGCGAATCGGGCAGGATGCCGTGGTTGCTGGCATGGAGATCAACAACATCGTCGAGCAAAGCCGGGAGGCTACTGCCTCCACCGTGGCTTCTGCGGGCGAGCGAGGTGTTGAGGGAGCAAGCGTCAACGCTCTGCTCGACAACATCAAGCGTGCTGAACTTGGAGCCTCTGAGAACGTCCGTATGGAGCAGGAATGGAAGCTCAGTTCCATGATGGGCATGATGGACGAGGTGGAGGCCCAGACACAGGCGAGGATCAATTCCATGACGCCTGACCCAATCCCCCTCCCAGCCCTCCCGGCCCCAATGGCTCCTAAAGTCGGTGGTGGAGAGTGGTTTGCGTCTATGTTGGGCCTCGGTGCTAATGCACTGAATGTCATGGCCAATTACTACGACCAGACAAAGATGTTGCAGCAGCCCACTTCGATGCCTACTTCCTCAAACATTGGTTGGACTACCGGCTATGGCAACAAAGGCTGGCGAAATCAATCTTGGGTAGGGAACTAATTCATGGCTAACGAAATCACTCGCAGGCTTCCAAGCTCCCAAGCCCGCCTCACGGACACTTACGTCCCTTCAAATCTTCCGGCCCCTCTAGCCCCCCAGGCTCTCCCCCAGATTCCACAGCCCTATCTAGGTTCCAATAACGTAGGTAACGCTCTCCAGAATCTCATCAATCCTCTTCTCAACTTCGGGAATGAGGTAATAGAGGCTGATCGAATACAGGTTGCCACAGAGGAGCAGCTCCGCGTCTCCAAGATGGCGATTGAAGAGGTCCGTGCGGAACTCATGGGGCAGGCAAGGGACGCTGAGGGTGCAGGGCTCCTGGCTCCTGGTGCCAACCCCTACAGGAAAGTGGTAGCCCAGGAATACCTCGCTGAACGTGTGATGCGAGATCAGTTTGAGAAGGCCATATCAGCCGAGACGGCTAGGTTCTCCAACCCTCTGAGTAACGAAGACCCGGCTCCGTTCGCCCGCGAGAAGTATGGGGAACTCACGGAAGGCATGGGCTACTTCGCCCAACGTCGTGCTGTAGACCTTTACGACTCCATGACGAAGAACTGGCTCTCCCAAGTCCAGAACACCAAGTCTGCCCGGTTGGTGTCGTTGAATGAGGAGCAACTCCGCGATAATGCCTACAACGCCTTTCGGACTTATCAAGAAGAGGTTGATGACCCCAACATCACTGCTGATCAGGCTTATGAAAACCTCATCACCACTGTTGAGTATTGGGATCAAAAGTACATGCAGGCTGTCGGCCCTGGAGGGCGTGAACACAGCGTCAAAGCCTTAGCCGCATACATCAACACAGGGGTCCAGCAGGCCACTGATGAGGCTGATCTGGATGAACTGACAAACCTCATTACCAAAATTGAAGAAGAGACCGAAGGCCCCCTTGCGTTCAATATGGAGCAGAGGGCGGAAGTGGATGCGATTCGGACCTTGATTCACAAGAAGAGTGAGAGTTTTGGGGACGTATCGGCAGCGGATCATCAGGAGGATGTGGACGCTGGGAAACGGGAGATATATCTCATCCTGGATGAGCGTGAACAGGTCGATCCCAACGCTCCCGCAGGGCCTCCTAGACCTCTTGAAGAAGAGGTTAGGGAGAGGCTATCGGGTCTTGATCTTTCGCCAAGTGCTATAGCAGAAGTCATGCAAGCAGACCTACCCGACATTCTCGAAAGACGAACGGCTTTGGCTGACCGGGGGGAGAAACGAGATGCGGGCGACCAACTAAGCGACGCGCTGGATCTGTATGATCGAACCGGAGATATTGAACTGGTTGAGGCGTATATAAGGACGTTAGACCTCCCAGGCGAATTGGAGGTTTCGATGATGGGGGTACTGAACTCGCGAGATCGAACGTCCTCTACTAGAGAAAACGAGTGGAGAAACATCGCTCATAATCAACTCGCCGTTCTGGGGGCATACGCCGCAAAGATTGAAGATGCTGTCTATTCCCAAACGGATAACCCGCTGCTGGCCGCTGAGTTGACTCAGTTGATTATTCAGGATGTTCAGAATAAAGCCAGGGAAGCTCATCTAAACGCGGGTTCTACAGACGAGCAGGTTCAGAAGGCTGTTACAGATCGTATCGCTGAAATCGGTAAGGTTGTTTCCGTTAGCACTGAGGAAACTAAGTTCGACTTAGATGCGGTTGATCAGCTGGGTATTGACGGCTTGATGGAAAGGGCAACAACAGTCAATCAGGAGTTGGCAGCAACAAGGCTCAATATCCCCGTGCCTGCTCCAGGCCAACCCCTGCCACCCCCAGATTTAGGAGCCGACATTGAGGCCATTCGGGAATCCATTGATGCTGGGAACTTCGATGCTGCAAGGACGCGGGGCGATGAAGACCGGAAAGAAAGGCTGTCGCATATCAAGGCGATAAGCGAGGGAGAGCCTTACGGTACATGGAATATCGTAACTGGCACCAAAGCTGAAATTAAAGAGGATGGGGTTTATATAAGCAGATACCCCAAAAGCCGCTTCGTTCCCGCTATCCTGCTAGAACGAGACTCCTCCCAGACAGGCCGTTACGTCCTGGACAAGCGGCTGTCGGGTCTGACGGTTCAGGAATTGAGCAGCGGGATGACAGCTGAAGGCATGAGGCTTGATGTCTCCCCTGATTTCCTCAATCCCTCCAAGACTGTGATGCTCGACCCGGAGAAGTTCGACACCCATCTCCAGGAACTCATTGACGCGAATAAAGACAAACTATCGAGCGATGCCATCATTCGAGGTACTGCGTTCGGGGAAGTCTACTCCGCGTATGTCGAGGCGGTAGGTGTGGGCAATGAAATGTCCTTTGAAGACTTCATCACGACCCAGATGGCTACGGTCATGCAGGCAGTCCACCCAGTAACTCCACAACAAATCAAAGCCCTTGAGGACTCCTCCCAATGAAGTTCGACTTCTCTCAATACAAAGACCCCACCGGGCACCTAACGGTCCCCTCGGATGAAGACCTTGGGTTCTTTGGACACGCTGGCGACATCGCTATGGCTCCCATCCGGGGCATCGCGGGAGCCGGAGAAGCCATCTACGACCTTGCTGACTGGGCCTTGATGGACTGGCTCCCGGACGCTGAAGACAACTTCGGTCTGGGACACTCAAAGACCCTGGCAGGCGGGTTGGTGCAAGGCATCTCCCAGTTCATGGTCGGCTTCGTGCCGGGCCTTGGAGCGGCCTCATGGGCCGGAAGGGGCTTAGGACTGGCCGGTGTAGGTCTCAAAGCCGGTAAGATCGGTAAAGCCGTCCACGCCGCTAAGGCCGCAGGTCAAGCCAAGAAAGCCACCGCCATCCAGTGGGGTGCTAGTTTCGGTCGCTCAGTGACCGCTGGTGCCGTTGCGGACTTCGCGGTCTTCGACGCCCAGGAGGCTAGGCTCTCCAATCTCCTCCAGCAGTTCCCGGCTCTCCAGAACCCGGTGTCTGAGTTCCTCGCAGCAGACGAGGATGACACTGAGGTCGAGGGTCGTCTGAAGAACCTCATGGAAGGCGGCATCCTCGGCGGCATGATGGAACCGTTCGTCATGGGTCTTAAGGCTCTAAGGGCCGCGAGGAAGGCTCGTCAAGGCGGGATGACGCCTGATGAAGCTGCTGAAGTGGCTATGGAGAAGAGTGGGCTACGCTCCCAGACCCAGGATATCAGTCGGTCCCTTGGCGTCTCTGACACCG